TTTTGAAGAGGGTAAATTTAATAAGTCTTCAAGTTTTTTGGTCATTGTCAAAATCCTTTATATATGTACTTATCATTCCTTAAATTTTTCAATTTGTTCTTTGGTCCATTTATTTTGTTTATAATCTCTTTCTTTGAAAGGCAAAGGTTTTCTGTCAACATACAATTTACGGGGACATTGGTATTCTTTAAGTGTTCTTGCAAACTCTTTTGTACTATCTCTGCATTGATAAAAACAAAGTATATCTTCATTTAGTATCATTTCTTCTTTAATATCGCAAGCTAACATGCCCGCCATTGCTAGTTCAATGATCATATATATTTGGTCCGTCTTGTGTATAAATTGGTTTACAGTAAGCAGTTATCCTATGTTCAGGTGGTACCATACTACTATAACTGTAATTGCCATATTGTCGTGGTATACGTTTAGCATAATATTGACAAACATCAATACTTCTAAAAATCATTGGTTTAGGTTGTTGTACTTCACCTATAAGAACTACTAATAAAAAAGCATGTATCATTTGCTTTCCTTTTGTTCGCAAGTTACAAACATACGTGGTCGTCCCATAGAGTGACGTAATTGTAAAGTTTCAACTTTTTCTGCATGATACTTACATTGATCATATGTATTGAAACTAGCTGGGCTTATAAAAGATATCCCCCAACTAAAAGATACTACTAACATGTATTCCATATTGCCCTCTATCTCTTTCTACCAGTCTTTTTATTTGCTTTTGCTTTTTCTTCTTCTGCTTTTATTATGTCTTGTTGTTTTGATTGTTCAAAAATTTGACCCATTAGAAATCCTATTGTATAACATACAATAATTACTACACACATAAAACCTACAAGCCAATAATTAACTTCAGTCATCTGTTTTCTCGCTTTTTTGAAAACGAGGTTTTTCTCTCATTTCTAGTTGTTGTCTGAATTGTTCTGTAACATTAGGATCGTTACAATGTTTAATAAAAGTCAACATGCCAGGATAACCAGAACCCTTAAAAACAAGACGTCCTGATATATAAACTAATGCCTTGTTACTACCTAATAATAATATTGCATCTTTGTGTTCATATCTTGTCAACCTCTTCTGCCCTTATGAAAAATATCTCCCTCTGTAATTACTCTAAAAAATATTCTTTTTTGTTTACACCAAGCTCTTGCTGCTTTCCATTTTGCTTGATTTATTACAAAGTGTGCTTTATTATATTTACTCTTTCCTAACTTTTCTTCTAATGCCTGGTTAGCTGGTTTTACTTCTATTAACTCTACATGCTGTTTACCTTGTGCATTTACATATGTAATAAAAAAGTCTGGCACATATATTGTAAACTTTCCAGTCAAAGGATTTCTGTAAGGTATTTTTACTGCTTCGCTTGCCCAATTACGAACACTATTATGTTCGTCGCAAAATTTCATAAATGCAAATTCCCAACTTGATCGATACGTTGGAACAGTTGTACCAATATACTTTTCTGGGTTTTTTAAGGTATACTTGCCTTGTGCAAACCTTGCCATAGCCTACACCAATATGTTTCTGCGTTCTGTTTTATCTGAAATTTGATTTGCGGTAGAATAACCAATGGAGCTTGTTGCATCTCTGTTATAGTTAAGTATCTCTGCAACTACATTACTTAATTGTGTTTCCGTTAATCCTTTAAGAGTATCTAAAAGTTGAAATACTGGTATAGTATCAAGTTTTGCTTGTGTAAGTAAAACTGTTGCAGTTGCTCTTGATGCATCAGAACTGAAACCTCTTTTTTCAAAGTAACCAATAACAGCATTTACATCATTGGTTGGAAAACTTATTGACTTTGTATAATACTTGTCAAAGAATTCTGTTACTTGTTTATCACTACTTTGTTCCGCTGTATTTGTTGAAGGTAAACTTGGCATTTTATGTTCCTGTTACTTGTGAATTTAATGCAGCTCTATCTGCACTTCCTTGATTATCAAAATTAGCGTTTGCTTCATTTACACCTCCGGCATTTCCGTTAGCTTGGAAGTTTGATCTATTTTGTTGTCTAGCGGCTGATTCTTGTGCCGCAGGGTTTGAACTTGCCTGCGATCCGCTGATAGCTGATGACAAAGAACTTAGTCCTACTATAGCTGCTGTGGCACCTAATATATCTCCTGCTCCGCCCGAGCCGCCACTTTTTGGAAAAACTGTTTGAGCTACTCCACTTACATTTGTACCTCCTGCGGCTCCTATTGCTCCAAGAGCAACACCAAAGCCTTCTTGTCTTAATCCTTCAGGACTTAAATTTCTTGCATTTGCAATTAAGCCTGCCGCAGCTAATCCAGCTTGTAATGGACTGTTAAATCCTGTACCTTGTGTAATAAATCCAAACAGTTGAGAAGCTGTTCCTAATATTCCTCCTAAGCCGCCTCCGCTTAACATACTAGGAGTAACATCGTAATGTTCTGGAACTCCAAAACCTTTAGGATTACCATTAGCACCTGTTTCTACATTTCCTCTGTCATAAAACACTGACTCATACATAACTGAGATTGTGTTTTGCATTGTAGTTGTACCATCTGCAGAATCAACAGTATCATGTTGCCAGTCAACAATAATTGGATTGACTAGTGTGTAAGTTGTATACGACTTTCTAGCCATTTGTGAAATTTGTATATTTTGAAAGAAAGGAACTGTTTGATTATTATCTAAACCATAGGAATGTGTATTTGCACCTGGACCTTTGTAAGTATTGTCACCTGCACCTGCTTTATTAAATGCTCCAGGTATTTCTTTATAATTTCCGTCTGCAAAATAATATCTATAATATGCTTCGAATAATGCTGTAGTTACACCGTAGTTATCATCGTGAAAAGTAATTGTTACTGGATTATATTTTATTGCTGTTTGTACATTCTTTTTTCTATTGTACTTGTTTTTAGTTTCAACGTCAGCACTAAATTTTGGTAATTCTGCACTTTTAACAAGCATGCCAATTTCTAATTCATGCTTTGCTTTCAAGTCGGGTAAAATACTTGCCGCTGCTGGATCCATTTGGAAAAAGCAATGATATAAGAATTTCTGATGTGGTGCTAGTTTTTGATTTTCAGTAACAAAAAGTCTACTGGCATGTGCATAGTCACCTAAGTTTCCTTTAGGGCTTAATACGCCATCAGCTAGTTGTCCTAAAAATCCGTTGAATGCAGACATTAATATACTCTCCTATATTAATATTTATCTATATAAATTAAGTGGGTAGATTATTAAGTATTATTTAATTGACCAAACGGTATTGGTTTACCTTGACTATCACATATAATTTCCCCGTCTATTGAACCAACCATTAATGCTCCATGGGCGTGGTAATATTTAGACGGTTTTACTTCAACACCATCTCTATATTTTTTATAGTTTGGGGATACTTGACCTTTTCGTTTTTTGAACGCCATCGTTGTCTCCTTTTTGAGGGTATTTATCGGTTCCAACTGGCCAATTAGTGCAATAAGGGTGTTTAGGATCTTTTTTACGAATCATAGTAATTCCTATATACTCGCTTCTACTTAAATTTTCGTCCCATTCTTCAGTCATATTTAAGTCAAAAAAAAAGGAGCCGAAGCTCCTTTTTTAATTCTGTGTTATATTTTAAACGCCGCCGCCAGTAATAAGTGTATTAACTGTACGTCCAACCGCTGTACCAATTCCTGTACCTTGTGGTGTTTGAATTGCGTTATCGTATTGGATTTCAAGTGTTACTCTCATTGGCTCATTGTTTGCATAAGCTAATTCGTTGTAGTTAGCATTAGTTACAAAACAACCGTATAATTCAAATGTTTCTAATACAGCTGGTGTATTTGCACCGTTGCCACCGTCCAAGATTTCAATAGTTGTTGAAAATTTATAATCTTGTCCTGATGCTGCACTTGACTGTTCGAAGAAATCAAATTGTTTCTGTAATTGCTCACCTACTAATTTTTGTACGTTATTATTAACATCTTCACGTAAGTTAATAGTAATTGGTGACCAAGTATGCTTACCTGCTAGGTATGCTTTAGAGTTATATACTGGAATCTCAATTGGTTCAAAAGCAACTGTTGGTCTTGTTACATCCACTACTTGTTTTGTCAATTCTGTAGTTGGTGTAGTTACACCAAAATTTTGCAAAGAAACCCTAAATCGATATTGCAGTTTCGGCATTAACAAGCCCTGATTGCTTGCGGAATCTCCACTAGCTAAAGGGACTGTAATTTTTGATAGTGTTGAAATAGACATTTAGTTTGCTCCTGTTATAATTATATTTATCATATTAGAGACCTGCAATTTCACCAGTATTTTTAAGTCTTAATGGAATGTAAATAAACTCCACAGCCTTAACTGGTTCAATAGCTATATCTAAGTAAAGTTCGTTTCTGTCAATTCTACTTGGTGTATTATTTGATTCGTCACACACAACTAGGAAGTCATATAACGCTCTTTGTCCTACTAGTTCTAATAGTAAGCTCTCTGCAGCTCCTTTGATCTCATCTCTTGTAATTTTATCATTTGGTTCAAAGATATAAGGTTTAGCAAGTTTTGATAATTGGCTACGTAAGTAAATAACCAAACGTGCCACGTTAATTCTATCTAACGCACTTGTTCCTCTTGCACGAGTCTTTTGCCCGTATGCTACTAATCCTGCTCCTGTAATAAATGTAATAGGATTAACATTTTGTGCATACAATGTATCTCTTTGTCCTTCGTTTAATGATACTACATTAAATTCACCTTCTGCA